GTTGATGATGCCTTCATTGCCGAAGGCGGAAAGATCGGTATTCGGATTGGCCCCAAGCGCAGTGTGCAAAGTCGCATCGGTCGCATGCAGGGATCCGGCTTGTGACATCGCGATCTGCCGACCAACCTTATCGAAACTCTCAAGCCCGGCAATCTCTTCCTTGCTCATCGTCGGATGAAAGCCGAGCACGCGGTTCGCAACAATGTTTGCGGTCTTCTCGTATTTCGCGGTTGGGCCGAACTTCGACTCCGCGTCTTTCAAGTCCTTCCGCATGAGGTCTAGTTGCGTCCTCTGCGTGGGGATTTCGTTCGCAGCATTCTGTAGGCCGACTGCCGCAGCCTGCCCGGCCTGCGCCTCCGAGGTCTGCGTTTCGGCAAGACCGGGTTGTGGCGTAGAAATTCCCGGTGCAGCACCGCCTACACGTCGGGCCAAAGCAGCTTGCCCCGTCGTGCCAGATACCGGCGCCGCACCCTCATATCCAGTTGTCGCTGGCGCGGCCGCGCCTTCCGGTGACATGATTGAATTTGCTATCTGCGCAATCGCGACCTTGCGCCCCGCCGCATCCCTCGGGACACCCCGCATCCATCCATTGAGAATGCCCGATGGCACTCCGGTATTGCGAGCGGCTTGCACAACGAAATTGTGCAGATCATCATCGGTGATGTTGGGTTTATCTGCAAGGCCAGCCAATTGCCGAGCAACGTACCCACTCTGCGCAACGCCCTGATTGAATTGAGCCGTCGTGTTTGCTGTCTGCTGTCCTACGTTCGATAGTTGCTGACCTTGACGCGCGAGCATGCTTCCAACGGCTTCGGGAGCTCCAAACGCGGCTCGTGGCGTTTGAGCTATTTCCTGAATTGCGCCCTTCTCGTCGAGCGCTCCGTTCTTGATGTGCTTGCCGATGATTTCGCCGACGGCCTTCTTCGCATCGAATTGCTGCTGGAATTGCTGCAACTGATTGACCTGACCCAAAAGGCCAAGCACCTTCGTCGGGTCGCTGAACAAATTGTTCTGCGGCTGTTGCTGTGGGTACAGGGCGTTGATGCTGTCCGGCATGGGGCTATTTCCGCGGCGCGTAGTGGCTCTGCATCAAGCCCTGCATATCATCGATGTGGCCATCAGCGGAACCGGCAGGCTCATGCGCCTCTTCCGGTGATCCCGCGAACGCACTGCGGTGATGGTCAAGCACAGCATCGCGACCCTGCAACGCATCCATCATGTGCTTCTGTACCCATCGCTTCTGTTGCGCGGGATTTTCAGGCACCGTTCCGAGCTGCATCACGGCTTGCGCTGGCGACAAGATGCGGGAGGCGACAAGCTTTGTCGTGGCACTGATAATCTGCGACTTGATGTTGGCCTTGCCTATCTCGGGGATTTTGAGCAGTGGTTCAAGCTGCCGTTCAATCGCGTCGAAATGACGGAGAGCCGCCACCGTCTGGCCATGGGTCGGGGCGGGCATAGGAGCGCCCTGGGGAGGCTGTCCGGGAGGCCCTGCTCCCGGAGCCTGCAAGGCATTCCCCTGCATGGGCGACTGCGGCTGAGGCTGTTCGCCATCCTGTGGAGCCTGCGGAGGCATGGTGAGAGCGTTAGGCATTCTCTTCCGCCATGTTCTCGTACACGCCCGGATTATTATTGTTCTGATTTTGATTTAGGCGATTGCCGAGGCTGTAGAGCAGACCCGCATTGCCGAGTCCGCCAAAGCCACCAGAGAGCGCGTTGGCGCCCCCAAGCGTCCCCGCCGCAGCAGCGTTGCCTTGGCCGACCAATGAGTTGCCGATGTTGGCGCCAGTTGTCGTTGCAGTGCCGGCGAGGGTGTCCGCACTCCCTTTCCCCATGTTGGCATAATTCTGGAGCATATTGACCAGAGAGCCAAATCCTTGTTGTGCTGTTCCGGTGGCGAACTCAGCACCAGCTTTCAACGTATTCCCGCCGAACCCCAACGTAGAACCGAGATTGGAAACCGCCTTTTGTCCCCAGTCCTGAGCGAATTGAAAGCCCGGAAGCTTTGACAGTGTATCTGTCATCGAAGCACCCGGCGTCAGCAGTTTTTTGAGCGGGTCGAGTGCTGATGTGCCTGCATCGATGTAAGGCTGCAACGCATTGCGCGCAGTATCGAACATTCCAGTCTGTGCAGTAATCGCGCGGCCTTGCGCATCTACTTGTTGCTGTGATGCCCGTTGCGAGCCGAAATAATTTAGGCCAGCAGAAAAGAGGCCGCCAGCAGCTCCGATCGCAGCGCCCACCGGCAAAACACGTCTCCCTTCAACGAAGCTTGATGACCTTGAATGTCTGATCGCCCATCATCAGCACGGCGTCACCAATATCGATCACGAGCGGGGAGCGCGAGAGCAATTGGATTTGTAGATATCCAGCCCGACGCGCCCACTGATTGTAGAGGCATACACCCTTTTCTGGTTGTCCGCCGTAAATCATTTCAGCGCATGCGCCGGCATAGAGGTCATGGGCCATGCAATCGGGATGGTTGCGAGGCGCACTGGGCGGCCCCAACCGCAAGCGTTCGGCCTCAAAACGATCGTGGAAGGCATGACCAGCCTTGATCAGCGCATCGGCATTGCGCTTTAGCCACCGATGATAGTGCAGGCTGTAGAATCGCGTCGGCACGGCCTCAGCCTCGCCCCACACCGCCGCATCCATCGCGAAATCGAGCTCGAAACCAACAAGGCGCGTCGAGATGCGGGTAGCTAGCGATGTCTTGCGGTCAATCTCCGGAACCATCGTGAGCAGCGTGAGGCAATCCGTCGCCGTGAACATAAATCGATAGGCAGCAAGAGATGCGTCGACCGCGTGCAAGCCTCGATGATCCGGAAGAAACGCGGTGTGAACCTGATATGTGTTTGGCTCCGCGGCACAGCATAGGATAAATCCGCCTTCGGCCTCTAGCAACACATTGCGATGATCGGCGATGATCGGCGAGAGGTCGAGAGCGCCGTGGTCCGGGCCGGCGACGAAGGGCAACACGGCCGAATGATTGACGATCGCGTTTGCCTTTGCAACGTCAAAAGACCGAAAGACCATTGATGTTGATGGCGACCACGCGAGCATGTTACACCGGATCGAAGCGTTGCCAGAACTGGACGGTCAAACACTGCTTGTAGATGACGGCGATTTCTGGGGTCTCAGTCAGACAAACGCCACCCGGATACAGCATTTGAAACATCACTGCATTGATGACCAGCGACACGACTAGCGCGGATATCAGGAGCGCTCGCATTTTCATTTCCCTATTCTGGGGCGTCGCCAACTTCAACCATGATCGGAGGATGCACGCTCCCGATGATGCGAACATGAATGGCAGCGCCCGCATTTATCGCCTCAAGTTCTTTCGGCGTTGGGTGCCAAGCTGTGACCATGGATGGCGTCTTCTCGCCGCCAACACTGCAATTGATCGTTTCGTCTCGGAGCGACAAGCCAAGATATCCCTGAGATTTTCCGAGCACGCGCGTCGCTCCAGCAATATGTCCGATCTGCATTTGTCAGTTCCCGAATGACACGATGAACATGGTCTGCCCGCTGTCGATCGTCATCACCTCAAAAATCCGCAGCTTGCCTGGAGCGAGAGAGAACGCCGCACCCGCCCCAAGCGCATCAATAGCAACTGCAGGATCGAACGGATAGACCTGGTACGTGTTCGGCCCCTTGTTCATGACTTGGATATCATTCCCAGGCTTGAGTGCCAGCATGACCACGCCGGCATTGTTGGCACCCGCTGTGATGACGTTCCAATCGTCCTTGAGCATCAAGGCTGTTCCGACGTCCGCGCCCGTCGCCGTGAGCGGGTCACTGACTTTCGGAACGATGCCGGTTCCAGCACCGGTGCGATTCCACAGCGCGAGCAGAAACCTGCTGCCGTCCTTCGTGAGATTGCCAGTCGCCTTATCGATGAAGGCGATGGCACCGAAAAACTGATAGACGAAAGATTGGATGCTCACGAATCACCGTTCTCCATTCGCGTAATTGTCCGGTGATGATTGTCCAAAAACCACAGCCATGCGAATAGGCCATCCTTCGTTCGAAGTTCTGCATGATGCGTTGCGGGTCTCTGATAGACCGGGAACGACAAATCTGGGCGAGAAAGACGCATCATCGGCATCGCCCCAAGAGCGATGGCCAGTTGTGTAGAGCAGTTCACGCTGAAGAGCGGTCGCATTCACGAGGTTCCCACCAGCGGATCGACATAGGCGCCATTGAGCGCGCCGATCATCTCAGCCGTCGACGACAACTCATATACCATATCGCGGGCAATGCCCATGCTGCGGTATCGCATTAATGATCGGTAGTTTCCCGACGACACGAGCCGCTTGATCCGATTGTTGCTGAACTTGTAGCCGCCGTTTTTCGAGTACCGCATGGCGAGGTATGGAGCCTCAACCTGCGTGAGCGGGCCGAAGCCGGACGAAAACCCATCGCTCCACGGCGAGAGCAACTGTCCGCCCTCTCCGGTCCCTACGCTCGTTCCCGTCGCCACATCGGCCGTGAATGCGGAATGGCTGATGCGCTTTAGCTCGTTTACGATGTGCGGGAAGGACCGTATCCACACGATGGGCTGGGATGGTAGAAGATCAGAGTTGCCTGACTGATCAACGAAAGTGTTCGTATCAATTTGATAGAGTTGCCCCGTCGCCCAATCGAGCGCGACGTTCTTTCCATAAGCGAAAGCGCAGAAGCCGTTACGCGCACGATGTAGCACACCGTTCGTGTCGATCCAATTGTCCTCGTGCCACTGTTGCGTAGCCTCGTCATAACCCCACGTCTTGTCAGCGGTCGGAAATGTGATCTTGTAATACGAATGGCCATTGAGCTGATAGACCGCGCCGATAGCATCATCAATGCGCGGATATTTCTTCCACTCGTTCTCGATCGCGTGCGTCGAGATGCGTGTGGCAACGTTCTGCGAATTCATCTTCATCGCCATGCCACTGCCTTCCGGCGAACGAGAGAGCCAATAAACATTCGTGTCCATCTTGGCGACGGAATATTTCGCGCTGCATCCCTGCTCAATGATGATGTTTGGCAGGATCTGGAACGGGAACGGCACCGCACCCGCGTTGAACCAAATCTCCGACTTGTCGGGACCTAGAATGAGAGCCTCGCGTTCGATCGCGACCACAGCAATAATCTTGTCCGGCCAAGCTGTCTTCACCCCAACATAGAGCGCGTTGAACACGAGTTCGTCCGATAGCGTCGAGTACCATTCGTTCGTGTTCGGCTTATTGAGGATGATGAAGCTGTCGAGGAAGTCCGCCCGATCAGCACCAACGAAATTAGGATCGCCGAGTTGCGTCATGACGCGCGAGGCTATGTCGATCTGATATCCGTTCGTGGTACCGTCCACGATCAGAATGCTTGTGCCGTTGTCGGACATCGATACCGGCGTGTTGCCGGGATTCGAGATCGCCCCGATCCGCGTGAATGTCCAATCTCGATCGATGAAAAACACGGACTGGTCGATCACGGCATAGAGATCACCGAGAGGATCGCCATTGTTGAGCGCGATACCCTGCGTAGATTGGTAGAGGCACCGGCCACGACCGAAGGCGGGAGGATTGGCGAGACGAAGGTTGCCGGGACGCGGGTAATGCGTCACGGGCATCTCAGGTTCGGTGTTCTCGGGATTGACCTCTGCGATCAGGTTAATCGATCTCTGCGCATTCGCGATTGCGCTCTCTGAGCTGTAAGCCCCCGACTTGAGCGGCAGAGGCTTCGCCATCAGGACACCCGATAGTCCATCTCGTGCTGATGCAGCGGAGGCGACCACATGATCGTGCCGCGCCTGCGCTCCATCACCTCAACCGCATCTGCTCGGCTCGCAAACTCGATCGATGGACGAACCGGAGCGTCAGGCGGGAGGCGACTGACGCGGAATGTCATGCTGCGGCGATCGAACCATCCGTAATATTGGACCCGAGGCCGCATCAGCCGATGGTGTCGCTGATCCTGACGATTGCGCTTTCACAGCGGCTGATCACTTCTCGTAATGAAGCCCGCTTGCGCCCGAGATTGTCTAGGATAGACGAAGGCGGCGGCTCTGGATTGCGTTCGGAACCAACTTCTTGCGGGCGCGGACCATGTACGCGATCGGCAATGCCATCAAGCGCGCTGAGCAGCTTGTAGACGCGCTGGATTTCATTGTCGATATCCACCAACGCGCCATGAACTGTATCCTTCGTTGTCGGGGAATTCATCTTGGCCCCATGCAAGCTGCCACTCCCGACCTGATTTTCGTAGCTCATGACATTTTCCTTCTGTTGAAATTCAGATTATGAGGCGCCCCATACGCCGTTCTTGGCGCAGGAGAACGCGATCGATGCGTGGGAAGCGAGACCACCCGAAAGCGACGTCCCATTGTTGATCGTGTCCTGCGCCGAGGTCGCCGGGTTGTTCACGATCGATGGATAGATCGTCAGGGTCTGAGCGCCGTTGTTGTACAACACGCTCTGCGTTCCGGCGATGCACGGCGGCAACGCAACACCCGTGCTCGCTGCCGCAGCGTCGACCTCGTAGAGATAAATTCCAGGAGAGAGTTGCGTTGCCGTCGCCTGCGTGGTGCCAGCGGCTGTGATGCCATTCTGAAACGTGTAATTGGTGCCACCAGCCAAACCGTTCAGCCACGTCCCGTCCACGAGGCCGAAGCCTGTTGCTGGCGTGGGAGGCGTGCCGGTCACCGCAGAGGCAAACCCGATCGCAGCGGAGATCAGCGCGCCAACGATCATCGAGGCAATGTTCTTGAGCATAGGATGGTCTCCCGTGTCAGGCGTTCGTATCGCCGCGGTAATCGTAGGCGCGTCCGCGTCTTCGCAGCGCTGCTGGCATCTGTAACACACCCACAGCACTATTCGCTAGCCTGATGACATTGAGTGCATCTCGAGCCAGCGAGGTTACTTCGGGATCGGCCGGCAATTGATACGAGGCGCGAAGTCGACGAGCCCCGGCCCAATTTAGGGCGGCAGAATATTCCGGCGGGAAGTTGATCGGTTGGTTGATTGCCGTGAAACGAGGCAAGACGACCTTGAAACCGAGATGGATTTCATAGAGCCCCCCACCTTGCGGAATTGGCCAAGGTCTTAAAACGCCAACCGGCCATTCTGGATCATAAAAAACAGCTTGCGGAAAAGTGCCCACAGATTTTACGAGAATTCTGGCGTAATCTTCATGGCTTTGCACAATTTGAAGCGGAGGATCAACCGCAAGTCCGCCCGGCGTTGGGCCATTGAGGAACCGCAGAAATGCATATTCAATCCGATCAGGCCTCGGACTGATGTTGATGCCGACGACGTTCGCGCCGATCGCGCCCACCGGATATGTCAGCGATCCATTCGAGACAAATGAATAGTCCTGGATGCGGTAGACCAGCCACCGCTTGCGCGCCCATTGCGCGATCAGCCAATTGACCTGGCGGAATGCCCGATTGAGTTGCTCGGCTTCCGGCGCCTCGTCCAAGCCGATGATGCCCCCATCTTGGAGCATGTTGGTCAGTAGCGTTCCAACTGTCTCGACGGGGATTGCACCTTCGGCGGGGACGGCCATCGATCGCTCATGCCGCCTTCTGGACTTCGGCCTTCAGGCGATCGAGTCCCCATCGCTTGTCGGTCTTGACGCCCTTGCGACCAGCTTCGATCTCCCACAGCACGCGCTCTTCCTCGGGAGAGAGAGCGTTGGCCGTCTCGTCTTCGGGCTCTTCGTCGACCACGAGCGCGTTGCTGGGCTCCAATCCGGCCGCAGCATCTGGCTCAATCTCGGAAGCCACAGCCTCGACGACTTCCTTCGTCTTCTGCCACGCCTGAAATTCAAGGAAGGCATTCCATTGCGTGGGGTCGACGTTGGTCGGCGAAGCCGGACCATTCGCCTGCAATGCCTTCGCCACCGCAGCGGCAACAGCCGGAATGATCGCCTCCACCATCTCGTTGCGCGCAATGTCTGGGTTCTTCGGCGTCGGAACGTAGATCTTGCCCTGCCCCGGATGGCTCGCGTCGAAGGCAACGACCGTGTAGGGCTGCGGGCGCCACAGACAATCGTCCTTCCAATCCCACACGGCCTTAACGCCGTATTTGCCCTTCTCCTCGTTCGATGCCTCGCGGTAGCAGATACCGAGCTCCGCAGCGGCATGCTCATCCTTGAGCAACCGAGGCGCTTCGGTCGGATGGTAGAGCCATGCCGGCCATGTCCGATGCGGGCGCGGTACAAAATACCGCTTGATGGATTTGATCTGTGACCAGTCGGGCGTGACGGGCTTCGCAGGGGGCGCCTGGAACGTGACAACGTCCCCATCACTCGTGATGACGCGTTCACCCTCGCCGGCAATCTCGGCGTCGAGCACGCCAACCTGTGACCTCGGGGGCATAACGAAAGCCATGATTTATCTCCGTCAATCCTGATGTGGGTCAGCCTTGCCGCCAGTGCCGTTGGGCTTCTCGGAGGATAGCCCCAAGCCTTGCGAGTTTTTTTCGGCGTTGCTCATACGGTCGATCGCCGCTTCGGTATCAGTGAGCTTCTCTTCTTCCGCATCGAGGCGTAGATGGTGCTTGCCGAACGCGCGATCAGCCTTCTCATCGGCGACACGATATCGCTCAAGAACATCATCGGCCCGCTTGACCAGAGACGTATTGAACTCTTCCCGCCGTGTAACCACGAGGTCGAGCTTGTCGAGAACCGACATCGTCCGTTCCTTCTGCCTCGCATCGACGATAGCTTTAGCGATTACCGTCGCCGATGCAAGCCGGTCTGATGCCCGATCAAGCTGAACCGCAAGAGGCTCTTTGGGCGACGCGCTCAAGTATCCGCGGCGCCTGACGTAGGGGCCTTCACAACCTCGCCTCCGGTCAGCATAGGCTCGGTACTCGGTTCGGTTTTGGCCTCGATTGCCTGCTTTTCCTCATCGGCGTCCTTGACCATCACCGTCACCACGTTGCTGCCGCGCTGAACGTGGAAAGGGAACAGCGGAACGCTGATGTGGCCGCCGGTTTTTTCGATGTGCGATTCGTGCGGCTCGATCCACTTCGGAAACTCGGGATCGAGTGCGGACTTCGGAACCGGGGGCGGCACGAGCCCCACCGGATGACCGCTCTCCTTGTCCACCATGAAACCGCTGGCGGGGTGGATTTCGTGCAGCTTGGGATCGAAAGCCATGATTGTCTCCTATGATGGAATGGATCGTATAGGCTACGGCGTACTGTCGCAACCTTGGACTATCCATTCTGGTCTCGGGGCGCCGGACCCGAACAGGATGTCAAGTCTGTCGATTGGCTGGTCCGTGGTGGGTTCGTAGCAAACCAAACTCCTCATGCTCAGCCGATCGTACTCATGTCGTGCGGCCGCGATGACACCTTTCTCGTTCGGCGGAATCCAGAGTGGGGCGACAACGAGGGTGATGGCGTCGGGCGCGTAGATGAGATTTTCGCGATACGTGACGGAGGCGTTCGCGAACGGCGTGATGGTTGCGTTGTTCGCGGGCGATGCCGTGACGGTCTGATATTGCTGCGGCGTGTAGGGCAAGCCGGCGTAGGGCACCGCAGAGAGCGGCGGGACGATCGGTGGATAGAAGCTGATCGATGTCGCGCCCGCTGCGGCGTTCGCAGTCGCCACGAATTGCGCTGGCGTCCCGAGGCTAGCGTAGTTCGCTCGGTTCACGGCGTTCACACCCGCGATCGAGAACACGTCACCGGCATTGATCGTGCCGCCTAGCGCATTGACGGCGAGCGTCTGACCCGTCTGGTTGGCACCGTTCACGGTGGCGGTCGTGAGCGACCCCGTGGTGTGCGAGACGACGGATTGATCCTCGAAGAACCGGAGCTGCAGCGCCTCGTACATCATGCCGGTGTTGTATTGACGGCTGATGCTGTCCACCGGATTGAGCAGGCCACGAAGCGCCTGCTGAATGCGAGTGTCCGACCTCGGAGCAAGCGCGCATTTGCGCATGCCCATCTCGCCGAAGTTCGGTGCTGAGTTTTCTTCGAGCAACGCACGGGCAAGAGCGATCGGGCTGTCCGTGATCGGAAGAATATTGTTTCCCGCGTCCACGTTCGCCACCGCATTGCGAACCGTCGTCGCGATATTGACCATGACCTGGAGCGCGACATTGGCCGCCAGCGCATTGACTCGCGGCAACACGATGCGCTCCATATAGTCGTCGACGTCAAGCGTAGTCTCGGCGCTGGTGAAGGCCACGTCCACATGCCGCTGCGTCGCGACCGTGAGCAGGAATTGCTGCTCGGTCGTGTCCTGGACGTTAATGCCCGGACCATCCGTCACCGTGTACTGGTTGGCATACCGGATGCGGAGCTGCGCACCAATGCGAGCACCCTCGATGCCGAATTGGGATTCGAATTGGCGTGAAATATTCTGGATCAGATAGTTTGTGTTCAGGAACATGCGGATCGAGTACCGCGTGATCATGCTCGGCGTGAGGATATTGTTGCCCATGGGGTGGGACCTCTGACGTTGCGCCACCTCTTAGGGCGCAGATAATTGGGAGCAGCCAAGAAGCTGCGGTGCATGCTCGGGTCCCGAAGTGTCGAGCAAGGTGACGGGTTGGGATTTACCCCCTCAGGCTTGACGCGGCCGGCGCGGACGCTTTGTCAGTCACCCGACTTGTGGCGGGAGGGTCAGAGCGTCTGACCCGTTTGTCCCGGAACGCCTTCCAGGGCCAAGTCTAGAAAAATCTAACGCCTTCCAGCCTTCGCGCGCTTTTCCATCATTTCGTTGAAGCCGCGATCGAATTCAGCGTCGGACGCTTCGTCCTGCCTCCAATCTACAGTCTTGCTCGCGCTCGAATCGACTGGCGGCGGGGGATTTGGAGCTCGCGACACTGATTTGGCAGCTGGCTTGGCTGGCACGACAGGCACGGGCTTCGGTTCCGCTGGTTTCGGATCGACGGCGGGAGCCTGCGCGGTCATTGACATCCTCGTGAGTTCTGCGGTGCGGCGGCGCGTGTCCATGCCGGCCAATCGAACCGCTTGTTCCGGGTCCTTGGCGAGTTTGTCGAGAATGACGTGAGCATTAGCCTTATCCACAGCGATCAAGTCGGCGCAGAAATCATCGAAAGTGTTGCCGACAACAGAGCTTACAACCCGAAGTGATGCGTCGAAATCCTGGAAAGCCCGATCGCCAGCATTTCGCACATCTGCTGTATCGCGGTATAGCACGATTTTCTCGGCTTGGCCTAGAACATCGTTTGCCGGCTCTGGGGCGGCCCGTGGTGCGGGTTTCGCGGGGTCGGGCGGCTGGGCAGCTTGGAGGCTCGCAAGCAGCGCCCTGGTGTCCGCAAGCTCGCGCTCGGTGGCTTGGCGTTTGCCGGTCTCTTCCGCTATGCGGTCTAGAAACCAAGGCGACTTGCCCTTGTTGCCGTGGGCAGGCTTGACCTCCGGTTCGGGAGGCTCGCCATCGACAGGCTCGGGAGGGACCTCAGGGTCGAGAGCGCCGGCCACTGCCGGATCGACGGGAGGCGTCTCGCCATCGGCCGGGGCAACTGGATCATCCGGCGATCGGAACACATTCGAGAGCAGGTATTTTTGCAGCAGATGCATGGGCGCCTCAGTGCAATGTCGATGTGGCATTCATCAGCGCGGCCCGAATATTGGGCCGTTTGCCGAATTTCTCTAGAATACTCCGGTTTTCGGCCTTGTCACCTTCGAATTGCTGCGTTCCCGGCGCAATCTGCAACCGATTGTCAGTTTCTACGCCATCGCCCATTTGCGCCTGCAACACGAGCGCGAGATGCATCATGCGGGCCTCTTTCGGCGGCGTCTTCGGGTCGCCGAGTCTCGCCGCATACATCTGGCGCGCCGGCTCGATGAAGGATTTCCAGTTGGCATCGGCGAACCGATATTCGTTCGGCCAGTTGATGCGGAATTTCTCGCTCCGGTTCATGCCGTGAAACTCGCCGGCCATCTTCTTCGCGTCGTTGCACAGCATGCGAACGAGTTTCATGGCCTCGTCTTCGGTGATTTGCTCGCCGTTGATGATAATCACGATGCCGCCTCCATCTGCTGGCGAACGACGGTCCACCTCGCGTCTAGAAATTCAGCAAGATATTTCTTTGACCAATCCTCTCGCGCAAATTTCTCGTTGAGTGCCTTGGCCTCGTTTTCGGAAATGATCCTCACATGATTTTTCTCGACGGCGCGGTCGAGCGCATCCGACTTCAATGCTGGCATTCCGA